TACCAGTACTGTCGAGCTTCTCATCGACCAGGCGAAGAGCTATGCCTTCAAGATCGATGATGTACTGTCTGCTCAAGGCGATATCGACATGCTGGCAGAGGCTTCGGCTGACGCTGCAGAGGCGATGCGTATCGCTGTCGAGACTGATGTTTTGGCAAACGTAGTGACTGGCGCGACGACCACTATTGGTCAGACCGACATCACCGCTGACAACATCTTGGAAAAAACGCTTGATATGTCTAAGGCTCTTGATGAGCTGAACATTCCAGAAGAAGGTCGATTCATCGTTCTTTCTCCTGAGTTTGTCTCACTGCTCAAGCAGAGTGAGCTCCGTCAGGCTTACCTCACAGGTGATGCTACTTCACCACTTCGCAACGGCCAGGTCGGCATGATTGATCGATTCACGGTGTACCAGAGCAATCTGCTCCTCACGCCAGCATCGGGTGCTGATTCAGGTTACACCCACGTTCTCGCGGGTCATCCCAAGGCAATCACGTTCGCTTCTCAGTTCACCAACACTGAGACCGTTCGCCTTGAGAGCACCTTCGGTGACGGCGTTCGTGGACTGAAGGTCTACGGTCGCAAGGTCGTAACGCCTAACGCCCTTGTTGTAGGTAAGTGGACTTAATAGTCCGAAGCAGGGGGAGGTCTTCCTCCCCCCTTTCTGCTTTTTGGAGGCTGCTATGGAAGAGCAAAAAACTGCTAAAGATGATCTGTTTGTAGAAGCTAAGGATGAGTTTGACGTAACCCTTGATCGGCGAATGACGCTCGATGAGATGCAGGATCAAGTAGACCGGCTCAAGCAAAACGGTAAAGAGCCAGAGAAGGTTCTGCCCAAAAGGACGCCTAAGTTGCTGCGGAACGTAATAACTGGCGTTGAGTGGCCTTACTCACCGGAGATTGCAAACAACCCCGATCTCGAAGTTTTAGAGTGGGAACCGGCAGATGGCGACGGTTAAAGTAGTCGGCGATGTCCTTAATCGGGCTAGCCGCTTACTGCAAGACACCGCTAAGGTTCGATATACGAACGAAGAGCTGCTGTTGTTTTTTAACGACGCGCAGCGCGAGGTCGTGCTTCACAGGCCTGACGCAAACACTGTCAATTTCAATTTCACCTGCTCGGCAGGAAGTAAGCAGACCCTGGGTTCTCAGGATCTTCGCTTGGTTGATGTTGTGAGAAATGTAAATGGCCGGGTAGTCACCCAGGTTGATCGAAAGCTTTTGGATGACACCTTGCCTAATTGGCATAACACCACAGCTACTGTAGATAAAAAGATAGAGCATTTTATTTACGAGTCTGGTGACCCGAAAAATTTTTATGTTTATCCAAACGCCCTGAATACGCACCAGCTCGAAATTGTTACAAGCAGGGCGCCTTCGGATATCACAGTTTCAAACTTCAGCACAGATACGCAAACGATCGGGCTTGATGATCTTTATGCAAATGCAATTTTAGATTACCTGCTTTATCGTGCATACCAAAAGGATTCTGAGTTTGCGGGAAGCGTCAATCAGGCCCAGATGCATTTTCAGTCTTTTGCGAATGGCCTCGGTATAAAAACCAGGTCTGATGCTGCAACGGACCCTCGGCCTAACATGAGGCCGGCAGCATGAAGTACATCGATCTAGCTGAGTACATTCGATCGGAGGTCCAGGGGGCGCCTGATTTTCTTATTGAAAGGTCTGCGCGTGAAGCAGCAATAGAGTTTTGTGTAAAGACTGACGTCTATCGCCTCGAGCCCGAAGATCTTCAGATCATTGCAAAGATCGATGAGTATGAAGTAACGGTTCCTAGCGGCACAGAGCTAAACCACATCATCGACATATATCGAGATGGCAAGCCCCTCAAGCCTGTTTCTTATACGCGGCTGCTTGAGATTACGGGCGATGGCACGCAGCGTGCAAAACCGAACTCGTATTCGCAAAGAGATAACACCGTTTTCTATGTTGCCCCGGTGCCTGATGAAAAAGAAACGCTCAAGGCTTTGTATTCAGTAAAGCCATCTCCCACGTCTACAAGTATCCCAGACACCATTGGTCGCGAGTACCGAGAGGCGTTGGTGCATGGAGCGATATTTAGACTGCAGATGATGTCAGGACAGACCTGGAGCAACCCGGGCGCCGCGGCTAATAACAAGGGCTTGTTCGATCAAAGGGTCGGCCAGGTGACCAGAGAGGTCAAGTATGGGTACAGCGGAGGCTCTCTCTCAGTCAGATACAGGGCATTTATATAATGGCGTACTCAGACACAGTAGATCTAGTTCAGGGCGATACGCTTCCTAAGCTGAAGTTCACACTGAAGGATTCGGCTGAAGCTGCATCTGGTTATTCGCTTGATCCAGATGATCCAACAACATGGGCCCCTATCAATTTGACTGGCGCCACTGTTCGGCTTCGTATTCGAGAGGTCGGCAGTACAACTGTAAAGTCAACGCTGACAATGGCCATAACTAGCGCAACCACTGGAGAAGTAGAAACAGATTTTCCAACGGGCACGCTCGACACTGCTGGCGTTTTCGAGGCGGAGATAGAAGCAACCTTTGTGGACAACTCAGTCCAATCTGTTCACGAGCTGATCAAACTGAAAGTTCGAGAAGCATTTGGATGATTAAGACGTTTCTACAGCGCCAGATACTCAAGGCGATAACGGAATATCAGGGCAGAATAACTGCTGCTGATGTGAAGTTTGCGCGCATGGTCGCTTCAAATGTTCATCTAGATTCTGGTGGTGCTGTACCGGAGCCAGGCACATCGTTTGATGTGATGCAAATTACAGACGCTCAGTACTGGGCGCTTTCTAAGGTGTTCGGTGATGCAGCTGTTGTTACCGATCTAATTGCTAAGCTAGTTACCAAGCCCTTCTCTGAGTCCCCTGCGGTCACGGACACGACCATACTGTCTGTTGAGAAATCTATTGCAGAGTCTATTGGTATTACAGATTCTGCCGCTCTTGTTGCCTCGTACTTTAGGCTTTTCGAGGACACAGCTTCGATTACAGACTCTGTAACCACCGTTGCCACATACCTAAGAAGCTTTTCAGATGGCATTTCAGTAGCTGATTCTTCAGCCACCAATTTAGGTGCAAATGAATTAAGTGAGGCAGACTCTGCCGGCGCTACTGATTTGCATTCCCTGCTGTTCGGCAAAGGCATTTCAGATTCTGCCGGCCTAACTGACGCCTACGTTTTCAGTGTAATGAAATCGTTATCTGAGTCTGTCGGAATCACTGATTCTGTTAGCACAATAACAAGCTTCGTTAGGAATTTTAGTGACACTGTGAGTCTCGCTGATTCTTCATCGCAAAGCGGGACAGGCCAAAATTCTTATAACGACGCAACTGGGTTAACTGATTCTTTTTCATTCTCTTTTGAAAAGCCGCTTTCAGACTCTGTCGGAATGTCAGACGAAAAAGCTCTCGCCGTTTTCAAGCAAGAGGCTGAGACAGTTTCGATAACTGATGCTTCGTCATTTCTGGCGACAAAGCCGGTAGAGGACAGTGCCTCGATTATCGATGCGGTTGATTTGTTTACATCAAAAGGAATTAGCAGCGGCAATACAGTTGGCGCCACTGACTCCGCAAGCAAGGTGGTTTATCTGGTCAAGCCCGAAACAGTCGGCACGACGGATGACGCTGTTCTCCTTTTTAACAAAATTTCACAAGACCCAGTTGCCTGCACCGACGCTGGGCTTGTGTTGAGTCAGGGGTATGTAACAACCTTTGATTATTTCGCGAGTGACTACGTTGGTGCATCCGCAACTTTTTGAGGAACTAAATCATGGTTAATGATGGGATCAAGGTGCGGGGCGATTTAAGCATTGTCCTGCGAGGCGCTGACGGTGAAATCAAGGACGAGCGTTTGCTTACGAACCTGGTTGTCACTGATGGTTTAAATTTAATTTGTTCACGCCTGAAGGACGCTACTGCAAACGCGCCTTCGCATATGGGCATAGGAACAGGCACAACTGCTGCTGCTGCCGGTGACTCTGCACTAGGCACGGAAGCATCAGGTGGCTCTTATGCTCGCCAGAGCGTTGGTACTCCGACGCTGAATACGACTAACAAGTCGATTCAGTTTCAGAGCACGTTTGGCGCAGGTGTAGGAACCGGGGCTATCACGGAGAGCGGCATTTTCAATGCAAGCACTTCTGGTGACATGTTGGCGCGGGTTGTGTTTTCTGCCGTTAACAAGGGCGCTTCTGATTCACTTCAGATTACCCACACCATAACTCTGTCAGCTTCCTGATACTGAGGAACTAGCATGGCTACTATAGTCACGCGGAGTGGAAAGGGTTCACCTCTGACTAACACAGAGGTGGACTCTAACTTCACCAACTTAAATACAGACAAGCTGGAAGACGCAGCGGGTTCCGTATCGAACGATGGGAATCAGTATGTACGTCAAGACGGAGCGTGGGCGACGATTACAGCAGGCGCGTCGGTTACCACTTCCGCTTCCGCCCCTAGCTCTCCGTCTGACGGTGACCTGTGGTTTTCGGAAACGAACGGTGTCACTTACGTCTACTACAACGATGGCAACTCTAGTCAGTGGGTGGCATCAGGGACTCCCTCGGCATCGGTTGCAGGAGGAACTACTCTTGATGGATTGACCGATACCAGCTTGGGCACTCCGTCAAATGGTGATCTTCTTGTCTATAACTCATCGACATCCAAATGGGAGACAGGCGCTGCTCCGAGCGCTGCCGAGGCGGACAACTGGCAAAGCGACACTGGTGGCTATCAGTTAAATGGTGCGGCCCTTACTGGGAATTGGAACAGACTTGGCTCTTATGTAGGGACAGGAATGTCGGTCTCCAGCGGAGTTTTTACATTTCCGTCTACTGGGATCTACAAAGTACAAGCTGAGTTTGAATTCACTTGTTTTAGCAGCGCGGTCGAGGCCGCTTTATCGGTTACTACCAGTAACGGCGTTTCATGGGGCAACGTCGTCTCAGTAACCGGAACCTTGGGTGAAAGCACTTACGATATCAGTAATGGAAGTGCCACTTATATTTTTGATGTGACAAACACGTCTACCCACAAAGTGCGAATTTATGGAGTGAGCGCTAGTTCTGGTGATTCACTTGTCGCAAGACTTTATTTTGAGAGGCTAGGTGATACATGAGTTTAGATTTCCCCGCTAGTCCTTCAAATGGTGACGTTTATAACGGATTTATCTACGACTCTACGCTTGGCGTTTGGGATGTGGCGAGTAGCAGTGGCCTGTTCACCGTCACAAACAGCGGCTCTGGTGCTTATCTTTTTAGTGGCTCAGGAACGACTTCAGATTCAAATCCGACCCTATATTTGACGCGGGGGCAGACCTACGATTTTGAGGTCAATGCCTCTGGTCATCCTTTCTATATTAATAGTACAAGTGGCACGGGCACAGGAAACGCATATTCTGATGGCGTAACAAACAACGGCACCGCTGTAGGGACAATTACATTTACGGTGCCAATGGACGCGCCATCCAAGCTCTACTACAACTGCCAATACCACAGCTCAATGGCAGGGGAGATCATCATCCCCCGAGCTGCACAGCTCGACGATCTCAGCGATGTAGATACATCTACTTCTGCGCCAACAAATGGCCAGGCGCTTGTATGGGATAACACGGCTGGTAAGTGGGAGCCTGGCACCGTATCGGGCAGCAGCAGCTACTCAAATAGTGACGTAGACACACATTTAAATACCAGCACGGCTAACGCAAACGAAGTGTTGAGCTGGACAGGATCTGATTACGACTGGGTGGCACAGTCTGGCGGCGGTGGCGGCGGCGCGTCTGTCACAACGTCAGATACAGCGCCAAGCTCTCCGTCTGCTGGCGACCTGTGGTTCGACACAACCACTCTGCGGCTCTACGTTTACTACAACGACGGCTCTTCGTCGCAGTGGGTCAAGGCTAACCCTTCTGGTTCCCGCGACTCGAACACGTCTGTCGCAATTCAAGAAACCGCGCCGAGCAATCCCAGCTCGGGGGATATGTGGTTCGACCCCAACGCTCTCAAGACCTACATCTATTACAACGACGGCGATTCAAATCAGTGGGTGCAGGCCAACCCGACAGGTGGCGGTGGTTCAGGGTCAGGCGGAGCAAGTAACTCAAACATCATCGCCCTAAATATGTTCTTCGGAGGCTGAAATGGCGGCACCTAACATTGTAAGCGTTGCGACTCTTACAGCTAAAACGGCAGTGCAGGCTGTTGGAACCAGCGCCACGGCGATTGTCTCCAATGCGGCAAGCTCTGGGAAAGTAATCAAGATCAACGCGCTGTATATATCTAACGTGGACGGCACTAATAACGCTGAGATCAACGTAGACCTTTACAGGTCATCTACCGCTTACCACATAGCCAAAACAGTTGTGGTGCCAGCAGACGCGACCTTAGATGTAATTTCAAAGGCGATTTATCTGGAAGAGGGCGATGACTTGCGACTGACCGCAAACGCGGCGTCAGACCTTGAGGCCGTTTGCTCATACGAGGAGCTTAGCTGAGTGGCAGGCAACTCTGGCATAAAAGGGAAGAAACTCTCCACTAGCATTGGGTCTGCTAGCGGCATATTTTCTCTTGCCCAGCAGTTCAACGAAAACGGTTCTTCAGCGTGGCCTACCATTAACGTTCAAATTGAATATTTGGTGGTCGCTGGTGGTGGTGCGGGAGGTAATGGAGGAAGCGGCGGTGGCGGTGGCGGCGCAGGCGGCCTGTTAACTGCGACCAGTGCAGTTCCGGTAGGCGGTGTAATTACTGTCACGGTTGGATCTGGCGGCTCGGCATGGTCAACCGCTTATTCAACAACAGGAAATTCTGGGTTTGATTCAAAACTTGCGTGGAGCGGCAGTGATCAAGTAGTGGCGTATGGCGGTGGCTATGGGTCGAGTGCTGGGCCAAGTCCTTATCGTCTAGCGGGCGGAAATGGTGGTTCTGGTGGCGGAGCGGCGCAAAGAAACGGCCCCGAAGTTGGCGGAAAGGGTGTATACCCAAACAGTTCATATATTAACGAGCCAAGGCAGGGGTATGACGGCGGCGGCATCCCAAACTCGGGTTCAGATTTTGGAGGCGGCGGCGGTGGCGCGGGTAGTCAGGGCACCGATGCTAGCGGCAGTTCTAGCGGTGGGGCTGGCGGCGACGGAGCGCAGTCAAGCATTACAGGATCTTCGACTTATTACGCTGGAGGCGGCGGTGGCGCGGGAAGCTCTCAGGGGGCCGCAGGCGGGTCTAGTATAGGTGGCACTGGAGGAGGCTCAAGTCCGGGAACGGGCACGGTTCACGGAACAGCAGGCCAGATTAACACCGGAAGTGGCGGCGGAGGTGCTAATTACACCGGCACATCAGGTTCAGGCGGAAGCGGAGTGGCGATTATTCGGACGTTATCAACTGCATCCGCAAGTACTGGATCGCCAACCGTAACAACTGACGGCTCTTACAACATTTACACCTTCACCGGATCAGGGAGCTTAACTTTCTGATGGCTCACTTTGCTGAAATTGGATTACAAAACGCTGTGCTTCGCGTGATTGTTGTGAACAACGCAGAGCTAATTGATGGCGACGGCGTAGAGCAGGAATCGCTTGGCGCGGATTTTTGCCGTAACCTGTTTGGTGGCACATGGGTGCAGACCAGTTACAACGGGAACATGCGCAAAAATTTTGCTGGGCAAGGCTTTACTTATGACTCCGATAGAGACGCCTTTATACCGCCCAAACCTTTTGAAAGCTGGACACTGGACGAAACAACGTGCCAATGGGAAGCCCCGATAACGCACCCCGATGATGGGCAGATGTATTGGTGGGATGAAGCAAGCGGCATATGGACTT